AGGAGTTACAGTGATTTTGTTAACTTTGTTACTAGAAATAAAAGCCTTCATATCTCTTACATTCTCTCTTACTCCTCCACCCCATCCCGGGAGTTTGAGTAGACAAATGTCCAAGTTCTTAGCATTCTTATTGGTAAGTGTATACCTAATAAACGAATCAGAGAAGTCTTTAGCTATAATAACTAGAGGAATCTTCTGCTCATGGAAATCATTTATAATTTCAGCATTACCTTCAAAGTCAGACATCACATCTTCAGTAATCCAGATATATGGCTTTTCTGCTTGAAAAGTGCCATTTAATTGATTATTAAAATTAGGATGAATCAAGCCTCCTTCAAAGTTTAAACCTTTAGTTACTTCATAATAACTCTTTGGAGAATGTTCAGAAAGTTGTACCGAAATACTAGCTTTAAGTCCAACCTTTCTATAGATCTCATGAATCAATCTAGCCAAGGTATCATTCTTACATGAAGTAAGAGCAATATTGTAAATCTTATCCACAGTCTCAATTTTCTGAGACCTTTCCTTTAGAATCTCTACTACCTGATTTACTTGTGTCTCCCACTTTTCAAGCACCTCATTAACAGGATTCTCCTGACACAGTTTAAATAGTTTACTTACAAACTCTTGTGTAAATAGAGAAGTAAGTGTGGTACCATCACCACATTCCTTAACAGTTTTATTAGCTGCTGTAATAAGCATCTGAGCACCAGCATCCTCTTCAGGATCTTTAAACTGAATCTTCTTAGCTACAGATACACCGTCTTTAGTAAACTGTAGAGCTTTATTTTCAAACATAAGTACATTCTTTCCAGAACCACCCATGGTCGAAGTTATAATATCAGATGCCTTTCTAATTCCGTTCAGTACTTTCTCTACTGAATTATTGTTGTTCTCTAATCTTTTCATTTAATTTTTTTATTCTATTTAAAGTATCACCTTGTTTAAAGATGTTAGGATTCATACTGAGTGCTGCCAGTGGATTGTACTTAGGTTTATTCTTTTCAGATATAACCTGGTGCTCCAACTCTTTAAGAGCTAAAGGAAAACCTATAAGTGCTGAAACAGCATCAAAGTTTCCTTTAAGAGTAAATTGCATTAACTGTTGTATAGTAAACAAACAAGGATAAGTTTCTATCACCCTTAAACTTTTACCATTAAACATAGTCTTTGACAATAACCATTCTGCAGTATCATCTATCATCTCAATTTTATCAATCTGATTTCCAACTGTAAATCCATATTCAAGAACCTTGTTTTGATATATAGAAGAACCTTTCTCTTTGTTAGGTCTAATAGCTAATAGAGCCATTTTCTTCTTCCTCATATAATAACCTCTTACAGAATCTCCTCTGTTAGCCTCATACCACAATCCTCTAAGCGGATTACCATAGTAAGCTAAAAGCTTCTCTTGATTCTCATAATAAGCGTCTTTACCATTTGGGTGTTTACCTATATATGTAGCCACTAAGTAATTTCCATTATAACCTTGAGAAGTGTACTTAGGATTAAGGAATACTTTAGTTACTCCTAGAGATCCACCTTCATCTAAGTTCTCTGATACATAGGGGTCATAAGTCATGATGTACATATCGTTTGGTACTTCACCTCTAACAATCTGAGGTTTTTCATATATAGCTATACCTCCATCTAACTTAGTAATTGTTCTATCGTAAGGAAAAGATTGAAACAATTCAGTATCTGGACAATATTCTGCTCTTACCCCATTAAGTTGTTTAGAATCCCATATCAACTTAGTAGGTTGAGCTAACTGTTTAAACAACTGATTAGTCAATAACTCTCTTTCCCTTTCCATCAATTCTATCTGAGGAAAATATGAACCTTTATTACTGATCCACATATCCGATGGGACAATAGGATAGTTCATTTTCTCATTATATAGAATAGCTGGATCATCTTTACTAGCTGCTTCTAATCTACGTTGTTCATAGTGTTTGAGTGCTTGAATTAAATTAGTATTGCCATTCTTATCTTTAAATCTAGTCTCGGTAAGATACGCAGGAATAAACAATCCTATCTTAGTTTCTGAAGGTTCCCAAATATTTTCAAACTCCAAGAAGTTATACTCTGCAGGATTTTCAAACACCAACTTAGTTTGTTGTACTAAATCAATATTACCTGATGTACCAATAGCTATTTGTACACCAAACTGTTCACCATCTACAGATACTGTACCTACGTTAGATAAAAGAGCATCTCTAAAGTTTGGCATCAAACCAATCTCTTCATAAACAGATACTAAGTATCTACCACCTGCACCAGCCTGTGTACCATCTTGCTTCTTATCAGAATAGTTAATATGGTACATTGCTGTACCAGTACCTTGAGTTACCCAACCTCTTGCTGTTTCTACTTCATACTCATATCTAAACGGATTCTTCTTATTACCTGGTTTAGCATCACCAACCCAATTTCTATAAAAGGGACTTGGTTCATATATATCAGAATCAGGTGTTCCGTAGACTCCAAGATCTTTTTCTGTACCAAGATAATTTAATCCTGATACAATTTTGTTCACTAAGTCAGAAGACTTATCTGTTATACCTGCACCTACAGCTACTGCTGCAATTGTAGGATTTTCCAGTGCATTTCTAGTATACTCTTTAGCTCCATCAAAAGTTAGAGTTTGAGCACAAATTCCAGCTACTGAGTAAGATTTACCGCCCTGTTTGGACTATATCTTCACCTTCAGCATTACCTGTTAAGGGTTACGTTTTATAAAACTAGTTCTTGCCCCACTTTAATTTCAGTTTTATACATCATTGAAGGATGTATATAATCTTTAATTAAATCTATAAATTTTCTTGCTTGTTTAGTGCCCATCTGAAGTCTAGTAAAACCTTTATCTTTAGCTATGATCCATTCAATATCATACTTTCTTTTAAAGAAATCTATTATGACTTGATTTTCAGTTTCGGACAAATATGTATTTAATGTACATCTTGCAATTCTATATCTATAAGTACCTCTAGAGGTAAGATATTTTGCATTATACATATTTCCATCATCCATATACCAGATGGCAATACCTTCCAATGTAAGTCTGTTTAAAACTTTTTTAGAAAATGTTTTTTTACCACCTTCATATATAAATGAATAAAGATCTTTCAAATACGGATGATTTCTCTCAAATCTTAGAGATGTAATTTTACTTCTTCCAGTCTCCTCCTCCATTGACCAAGAACTTCTTTTTTTATACTCTCTTCCTGAAGTACTACTTAAAGCTTTAGACAATCTTTCCACTTTCCACAAAAAGTAATCTTTTTGTTTAATAGAGTGTCTAAGTAGAAATCTACATTGTGGAGTATTATTAACAATTCTTTTGTTAATACAACCATCCCCTAATACACAAGCAAGTGTAAAATCTTTTTCTTTTTTTGTCATCTTAACGTATGTTAAAGATTTAATGAACTAATTTTTAGTCTCTGAACCTTACCCTTATTTTCACTTAGGGTCTTGGCTGCTGATTGTAACATCTTTAATTTTTTAACTATCACACTTGTCATTTCTAACTATGTTGTAGTATTAAAGATTATGTTATTTTCCAGCAATTTACGTAATTTGTAGTAATTATTTCTAATTACCGAGGCAACGGTGTTTACCTCTGGCTCCAAATGGACTCAGGTTTCTAGCAGGATTTGTATAAAGAGGTCTACCAAAAGCTTCAGTATGAATCTTTTTTAAATACTGTCTAGCATCTATGTAATTCTTGCATTTACCATTTTCTCTATGAATGTTGATAAATCTAGTTCTATCTCCTGCGTTTGGTGACTTACTTAACTCTAAGTACAAGTCATTATCTACTAGAGCTAAATCGCAACTGTTCTCCGGATCATCTTTAAACCCTGAGAATCCCTGAGCTTCAATATAAGAGTAGTGTATTAACCAATCTAAATCTCTTAAGAGAGGTTTGATTGCACGTCTAATCTTAGAACCTCTTTCTGTATGCTCAAGTTTAAAAAAGTTAGAATAAAAGAATAAAGTTGGTGGCATAAACCTCCATCCACCATTATCATAAGCCCATAGACCTTCAATACAATACTGAAAGTACTTCTTCCAAATACTAATGTAACTTGGATGATCTGGGTGATAGTTAGGAACTTTGACTAGAAAGTTATTAACATCTTCTATCTTAACTAGATCCTTTTCCAGGATTTCTATGTTTGTAATCATTTCATTATTTCTTCTACAATATATCCTAGTAGATAAGCAAATGCCTCAGAAGTTTCCCTACAATGCTCTATCCCAACTCTTTCCATTATAAACTCTGTAGCATGAAATGCTTCATGAGATACAATAGAAACATCTGTGCACTTATCAGTACGAAGTAATATAATTACACTTCCGTCTGGTATAATTGCTGTATATCCAGGATTATCAAACATGTCTGCCGTTATAATCTTTAATGTATCCTCAGATATATTAGTTAGATCATGATAAGCAGTCTCATAAGTAAATCCTTTAAATACATAAATATGACTAGGATATATAGTTGCGGATATCAACCGCAGGTTATTTGTATATAATTTCTTCTTCAATGTATTTATCAATATCCTTGATTAATTGATCTGCTCTCAACTTTACATTACCAAGCGAATAGTCGCTTAAAAAAGTTGCAAGCTTTCTGCATCTTAGTAAGATGTCTATCATTTTGTTCTTGTTTAGGTTTAATTATTATTCTTCATCTGGTAATATTAATCCTTTCTCTCTAGCTGTTTGTTTTCTATTTCCCCAAACTCTAGATTCAGATTTATTTTTGTGAAACATCTTATCTACCTTTTCAAAATCTTGGTAGATTTTAGGCATCTGAGACTTTAGTTTAATTATCTCTCCTACTGATGTAATATTAATCTCTTGCTTAGATAAAAACTGAGAGATTTCTATTAACTGATCTTTTTGTAACTTATAAGCCAATTCATCTGCTGTAAGACATAAGAACGGATACTTCTCTAGAGCTTCTACTATAAGTGGATGTTCTGGATCAAAGTTAGTATTAAAAGACTTACAAATACCTAACCTTTCTTCCTTATCAAAGATCCTATAATACTTGTTGGAGTCCTCATCTGGATCTGTCATCCATAGTACACACCACATATCCTTAGAACTTTGTTCTTTATGTTTAGTCTTATCTGCAGTATACATATCTGAGAATGGAGCTACATAAATCGTATGTGGATTTAGTTCCCAGAAGTTTCCTGATTGACTCTTATTTATTGTTGAAAATGAACTCATCTATCTATATATTCTTTAAGTATTTTCCTTTCATTATCATTAAGATACATGAAGGAAGAAATTAAATGTTCGTAACCATACTTCCATAATCTATTCCATCTAGGATAATAATATGTCAGATAATGACAGTCTGTCTCATTAACAGTTATAATATGATTCCCATCATATATAGCTTCTAATGTATTATCCTTAGAGTAATCCATTAAAAACTTTAACATGCATGGATGAATTCCTTGTTTGTATCTATCCTCTAATTTCTTCATCTAATGTTAATTTGAACAGTTCTGGAAATAGATTATAATCTTGTTTAAACTGCATAAGCTCACAAAATTTACTCCAAGCTATATCTGAATCACCAAATACTTCTTTAAGTTCTCGTGCCTCATTTAACAGTTCTTTATATTCTTTACTATCCTCTATCTTCATACTTGTACATGAGCTTTAAGTGTCAGATCATCTATAGAATCATCAGAATACACTATCATTATAACCTTATTACTATCTTGTGACTTAGGATAATGTTTCTTTACTTTCCAAGTTACTCTTAACATATTATCCTTAAACGTGTAACCAACACAGTTACAAAGAGGCTCAATTGTTTGAACCCCTTTGTTACCGTTGTAAGTAAAACTTGTATTAAGAATAGCACCTTGAGGAACTGTACCAAAATCATGTTCTACTTTATTCCACATTTAAAGTTTAGCTTGGATTAAGTGATACTGAATAAGAGCATAACCATAATGAGAATTAGAAATATCCGTAGGTGGTAAATGCATCATTGCATCTGGGTGTACAAATGACTGTTCAATTTTAATCATTGCATTAGCACCTGTGCCTAGAACTACCAACTGAGTAGCTTTACGAGAGGTCTTTACAATATCTCCAGGCTTAAGTTGATTAGATTCAGGAGCTGAAATAATCACTGCCTTATCTGCAAATGGATAATCTGTTTCTAATTCTGCAGATTTTCCAACCCCAGAATTAGTTGGTACAGGTACAAACTCTTTAAATGGCATTACCAAATTACCAATCTTTGTTGGTTCATGTAAATAGAATCTTACCAAGATCTCATGTAAAGGTTTTACAGAAGTGTAAAGTGGATCTAGAGTTGTAAGCTCGTTGTTGTACTTCTGTACTTGCTCCATATACTCCTCAGTATATTTAAAAGCATGAATGTTTGATTGGGCTACAGCTACTTGCTTACCCAATGGATCACTTGACTGATTTTCTTTCATGTGATCAAGCATTGTCTTCTTGCTGTTCGGTTTGTTTTTTCGTAACATTGTTGACATTTCTTTTATATCTTTTTAAATTGTTTACTATAGTCTGTCTTAGTGAGACATCATAATCTCCACCAAGTCTTTCTATTGAGTGTTGTAGTTTTAATTCCTTTAACTTCAGTGTCAAGAAATTACTTATTAATATTCCCCCTTTTACTTCATCTGGTTTAGACATTAACTCTCTTAAACCATCATGAAATGACTTACATACTAATGAAGCTTTCTCAGGACTTATCTTCAGTTGCCTTGCTACTTCTAGTGCTAGTGCTTTGTTCATACAACTATTAATTGACTAGATTTTACAATTTCAATCCTCATATTGTGAACATACTCTAAATATCTATCCTCTTCCAATTCCTTAACCAATACATTATAATTAGCTAAGTTGATTAATATTCTCCTGGGTACTCTTTTCTTAAGAAGTAGAGCCAGTTCCATTTCAATTATTCTATCCAATATCATCCTCTGTAATTTTAAAATTAAATACAATACTTACATCATCAGTAAGTTTATCAGCATACATCCTTGTAGTATCTGACAATTCCTTATCCTTCATCAAATTTTTTTGATTGAGTTTCTTAATAACCGGTATTAAGTTACTCTTACTTATACCAGATTCACTGATATCTTTCTTACTACATAAAGCACTAAGTACTTTTATCTCATTATCTGAGAGAGTTTCTTCAGTCTTTAATAGTAATATTCTAAAGAAATACCTAAAAAATTGTTCTCTAGTTACTTCCATGATCTTTTCCGGATCTTTATTTAATTTTTCGTTTAGTAAATTAATTTTCATTCGTAATACTCTCTTAATTTAAGTTTAATCTTTTTTACTTCTCTTTCCTTTA